GGATCATTCGGCTCTATTGGTACTCGCTGTGGATGTGATTCACTTCATCTATTTGTTTATATCGTGTAGTTTGGGTTCATTCGGTAATAATGTTACTATCCATATAAATAATTCATTCGCAGGTATTGGGACTCTAGCTTTTTTCTGATTCATTCGCCATACCTGAGACTTTCAAAAGGGGTGATTCAATCGGATAATTTGTTACGTTTTACCGCTATGTTTCAATCGGATGGAATGGTGCTCTCTTCTATCAAGATTTCGTTCTGTCTTGTTGTTACTATCGGTAGTAATGGCTCATTCATCGAATATGTTACTGTCGAAATCACTGATTCATTCCGGTCTTGTGGTGCGCTTTCGTCGCTTGATTCACTTCTACATCATGTTACTATCTAGACCCATGGTTCATTCGAAAAAAGTGGGACTCTCTCGGGACATGATTCATTCAAACGCCTTGGTACTCGCTTGTAGCGTGGTTCATTCATTAATGATAATACTGTCGTTAGTTTTGATTAAATAACTTCGCAACTTCGTATATCGAAAACTTTTGATCCGGATAATCTGGATGACTCCAATAGTTTCCGCAACGATGTCTGTTAGGATTCTCTACCCAACCTGCAGTACGGTATCGTAATTTACGAGCATTTAGTTCTGAATGATAGCCCATCAGTTACTCCCCCAAGTGGAGTAGGATTTAAGAAACTTCATTAAGTCGCCGCCTCCACGCTTTTTGTCCTCCATATTTACTACGCAGAATAAGAAAGCCTCCCACTTACCCTCAGGGGTTTGGTGTTCAAACCATTCCCTGAGGGTAGTGAGTTCATCAAATTCAGATAGTATGAGAGGCAAGCGTTCAGGAGGAGTTTGCAGTATCTCTTCTCGTTTCATTATCTGCCTCCTTCTTTGCAGCCTCCTCGGACATTTTCTTGAATGCTTCGTCACATTTTTCGTAACTTACTTTGGAAGCGGCTATTAACATGTTGCCTAGATTTTCCGCATCGTCCGGAGACAATGTGAAATTTTCTTTGCTGGGAATACACCAATCCATACCGGGAGTCATGAACAGAGTTTTTATATTTACTATAACCGCACCGTCATATGAGACGTTTGTCTGGAACTCAGGAACGCATACCGAACGTCCTTGTGCGAGCTCCATCGAACCGTCCCAGTTCACCCTGATCTTGGAGGCGTCATCCTCATACTCTGATATTACCTCGCAAATGGGTTTGTGAGTATACTGAGACTCATACCAGCCTGGTTGGTCCTCGCACTCCTCCATATCGTGGTCATGCATCTTTTAATTCCTCCGGCGGTATTTCGTAAATCTTGTCAGCATACTCCTCAAGCTGATCATCCCAGTATTCTTCCGGAACTTCCTGCTCAATCTTGTCTTCTTGCTGCAAGGCCGAATGCGTTGACTTAAACTGACGTATGAGCTCTGACAAGAAGTCGTAAACCGGTAAGGTCTCGTAATTTACGATATCCTCTTCCGTAGGTCCCAAATGTCCTACGATTCTAGTCTCTTGAGAGACGTGCAGCTTAGTGTCAGTAGCCGTATCAGGGTAAGATATCTCTACGAGTTTACGGTATTGCCTGGTCACGCCGTCGGCTCCTTCTTGGCTGTATTCTACGGTAACCCCATCTATTCGGACGGGTCTGTGTTCTATGGTCTTATTTTTCATAGCTTTGTGTTGTTTTTATAGTTAAGTGGTGGGCCCGCTCGGATTTGAACCGAGGACCAAGGGATTATGAGTCCCCTGCTCTAACCGCTGAGCTACGGGCCCTGTTGGTTAAACCTCTGGAGAAGCACTCAGTTCAGATGCTCTCAGTCCATGTGTAGAGAAATCGCCAAGTATTACAAGTTCACGTAGTTCACTCACGACAAGTTCGACGGAGTCCGGGCCTTTGGTGGCCAGGAGATCCGTATAACTCTCCAAATAATTTAATAGCAGTTCGTAATCTTCTTCTTCTTTTTCCGTACTCACATCATTAAACTATTCTGCAAAGTTGTCTTGATTTCATTTATATCCTTGCGCATATCCACTACCTCGGAACGAAGTCCTATGAGCTCATCAAGTAACAGCCTAGAGGCTTCCTGTAAAGCAAATTGAGTCTGATTCATCAGCTTCATATTTGTTACCAGAAAATCTCCGGTAGACTGTGCACTTGTACTAGAGGATGTAGTTTGTACAGCCTCGGTATTTATATCTACGTTGTTCATGCGTCCTCCTTATTTTTTTTATCTATTAACTCGCCAATTTTTTCCCAATCTTCTATATGATCTTCAGGAACCTGGAGCTCCCCACCTGCGTAGTGTACCACGCTATGGTACAAAGCCAGTGGATCCTCCTCGTCACATATGTCGCTGACTATGTCGAACTCAGTATCGGACAGAGGAAACTCTATATAAGCTCCCAAGTAATCCTTGTCCTTCTGTGAGTATTCAGTCGCGTAACTGTAGTAGTCTGAACGATTCCTATCAGTCTTGAGACCAAAGGCGGCGACGCCATCTTCACACACCCACCCTGCGAACCAAGTTCTCTCCATATCCTCGTGTATGGGAAAAGCAGGTCCTTTGCGCTGAGCTTCTAGATCGAAGCTTTTGTTTACGTGTGCAATTTCTGATTTCATAATAATCCTCTATGTGTGCGATCAGCATCCACAGCTACCGCATTATTTTCCTCTCTATTATTGGTTGTGGAGTATACTAGATTAGTAGACCCCGTGTTATACCCGGGTATGTTAATCTCTCTGAGAGACTTGGGCACATACCCGGCTTTGACTTTCGACCTGGTTAATTTGTTCATTTCTGTATGTGCGCACGCATAAGGTACTCGCTCGCACTTTACTTGAATACTTAACCTGGGCGAAGTCCTCCTGCCCCAACTTGCTATTAACGAATAAGACGAACCAGAAGAAGACTCATGGTCCATTAAATCCATTATGTACACTTTGTCGCTCTTGTCGTCGGAATAATGAAGTAGAACCCTTTCATGGAGCCTCACATCGCATCCTCCTCAGAACAAGAACGACCTCCTACGCCTGTGAATGAAAACGAGAACAAACTGTCTACATTGTCCGCAAGGGACTCTGTGACTACATCCCCGGATACAGTTACTGCAACCCTGGGCATGCTGCATACTTTGTGCTCCTCTACAAAATCAGAATAATTCTGATAATCAGACAGTAGAAGTTCCTTTTGCTTGGCCACGGCATCTTCCGAGGCTTTTGACTTAGCATCAGTTTTCTTACGGTAGATGTTGCGCCTCTTGTACAGCTTATTGTACAACTCTTTGCCTTGCTGCCACACAAATGTGGAAGTTATGGGAGACACGGAATCATCCTTACAGAACACGTAGTCGTCCATTACCTTTATAAGAGAAGACATGTCCCCAGGATAAGTATCAGGGTCCTGCTCATGAGCTTTGCAAAAAGCCTTGTAGCCTATTCCTGAAATCTTGATGTCCCTGGGGCAGTACTTGAACTCCATTTTTATAAGAGTCCATATAGTACTCATCCATACCTTCAAAGGCTGACCCAATATGTGAGCTGTCTGTGCGAAGTACATCCGAAACTTATCGTAGTCTTCTTCAGTCCACGGATTATTAGGCTTGGGCTCTTCGTAAACAACCTCTTGATCCTCCTCGGGAGGGGTGTTGATCATCGGCATTACAGAGTCGAATACTTTGGACCCAAGGGCAGTAGTCTGATCCTTAATGACGTTGCTGGTTTCCTTAAGAGCCTGAACTTCATCTTTCAGGCGTATGATGTTGTCGGTGGCAAGCTCGATTTGCTTGGACAGATCTTCCCTCTCGGCCTCTATCCTGAGATCCTGTTTCTGGAAGTTCTCAGTAATCTGTTCATGCACCAAATCCATAAACGCCATCAAGTCATGTATGGTCTTAAGGCTGCTGTTACCGGTATACTCTCCAGTCTTCCTTATAGCTGAAAGAGTGCTCCGCAACCAGAGTGTAAGTTCACTGATCAACAGAAGCATTGCGGTACGGTCTATGGACTTTTCAAAACACAACTCTTTACGGATATCGGTCAATGCTACAAAAATTCCATACTCGTCAAGAGTCCGGAAGCTGACAGGCTCTTTAGAGCTGTCGCCATGAGAAGCTAAGCTCACCGTAGGCCCGACCCAAGGACCCCCGAAATAAAGATCGTCCATCGTGTCAGGTTCCTGATTGTCATGAGCTTCGCAAAAAGCCTTGTAAGCTAGGCCTTCCGTGCTACTCGGATCCATTATGGTGTCAAGTATTTTCAACAGATCGCTCCAGAAGAAATAAATGACACGATCCTCGTGCATATACCATCTCACGGCACTTTGGAGCTTTTCTCCTTCTTTGCCTGAATACTCGAAGTAACCGCATCCGATTTCTCCGGGTAAGAAATCCCTAGACCTTATTTCATCCAGGGGTATTATTCTAGTTTGTTTGTCCATAATATCCTTCCTTGTTTGGATTGTTTGTGTTTATTTAAACGGGTTGAAATCAACCGGAGGAGGAGAAAGCCTGTGCTGTGTGTCTCCTTCTCCTATCAGCTCCTGCTGACTAGGATGTTCAGTGTGGTAAGACCTAAGAAATTCCCATAAGCAGACATCGCCATGTAGGATACTGTCCGTTATGACCTTATGGTCTGTTTTTGTGTATATGGCACTTACAATCCTTCTGACGCCCTCTTCACTATTTACAGACACGAAGTCTTCGGTGAGAGGCTCGTCACTGTTGTTAGTGCAATGCAGGAATATGAAACTATGCCTGCCCACGGGCTCGGAAACGAAGTAGTGCTGCCGACCTAACTGGTTAGCAAACGCCATCAGATCCAGATCGGTAGAAAGCTTTTCTTTCTTGCACCTCTGTCTCCTGGATCCCTGTGTAGAGAAATGTATGAGCAAATCCATATTGTGACCAGAACCGAGATGACGAACTTGCTGTACGCTAGCGCCACCAGTGTAGTCCTGATATATGAATCCAGGAAGATCTTCCAGATTTACCTGATCCTCCCTGGCCCACTGCTCTAACACAGAAGCAGCCCTACTGTTGTCCATGTTGTAGACATGAACTTCGCCAGTTCTTGCGAATGCACAACATATTTTCAGTTGTTCGTAGCTAGGAGTGTGTTTCTCAAATACAAGACCCCGAAACCTTATCCCGTGATGATCAAGTATTCTGTGTATGAGTATCGGAGAACCTAGGCAGGCTTTCTCTTTTTTACTCTTCCACAGTCCTAATCCTCCGTGGGTATCCACGAATATGTAAGGACGTTCTTCGCTAGTCTCTCCAACAGACCTGGCGTGGGCCAGTACAAACCTTTCCAGCCTCCTTTGTTTCTCAAAAGAATCTTTTGAAAATCCTGCCTTGGGTACGTAAGACCCTCCTATAAGTACGCTTTCAGCTAATGCCATTGTTAATCCTATCCCTTCTATTATTCTGACGCGGACCTGCTGCTAATCATATCCGCTGCATGAAAAACAATCTGCAATAAATTCTCTTTTCCCTGCAGATCAAACTTGCTGGTTTCGTATGCTCCTCCGTGATACTTGATAGCATAAAGCTCGGACTCGCATAAGTTGTCTAAAACATCCGGGGCATGAGCTGCCAGGGACATGAGGCTTTTTATACCTCCATTCTTAACTGTTAACTCTCCGTTGGATAGGGCCCAGGTAAGAGCGCTACACCCTCCATCGTCAACAGTACTGAGTAATTTAGTCGAAGCACTGCCTTCCCAAGACATGTAGCTGGGGTTAACCTTGTATGGAACCGCATCTGAACGACTACCAGATTTAAGTATGTTTGCTACATACTGAGGCTCGCCCATAGGATCCAATACTTTATGGATGTCGTGGAATAAAGCTACATTGAGAATACAAGAAGCCCAGAGCCCTTCAGTATGAACTTCCGAGCAGAAACTGGTACTGACGTCTTTACCCTGTCTTTCCATGACAGAACTCATCATGTCAAAAGCCAAGTTATACGTCTCAAGTATATGTGCGAGCAGACCCCCCTCGTAAGCGTGATGATACTGCTTCCTAGTACTGCCAGGTGCAGATACTAACTGATCTTTCCATTTTGTTATAAACCCGTTTACTGGCTCTACGAGCTCAGGACGTTGATGTTCTTCTATAAGAGAACACAGTGCTGTATAGTTATCTTCTGTTGTCATAGCATAAAAAAGCCCGCATAAAGCGGGCCAATAGATAAATTAAAGTTGGTAAGTTTTTTTGCTACACCCTCTTAACCTCGGAAATAAACTTCATTAATTGTTTCTTGGTTTTGAGTTTTATTATGGATTTGCCGAATTTGAATTTAAATATCTTCTCCTTCATTTTGAATACGTCGGTTTCGAAGCCTTTCGTATCCACTATGTATTCGTCGTACACCAAAAAGTCCGCTTCGTATTTTATAGCACGAATAGCTTTTCCCTCCTCGTCCCTAAACTTCTCTTGAAGCTCGTAAGACGGCTGAAGAGTAAAGCTGTCCAGACCTAATTCCTCTTTCAAAATAAGGTAGGCTTTTGCCTCCCATTTAGATGCGAATACTATACCATCCTCGGTACGCTGATCCTTAGGACTTACTCCGTATTTGTTAAAGCGCCTCAAATGTAAAAATTAGTAAATAGTTACGTCAGTGACGTCAAATATATATAACACAAAAACGCCTGCAATTTATGCAAGCATCTCGTCTATCATGTCAGGCTGATCGTCAGGCTCCTCCACCATGTCTTCTTCGCCTTCTGAGACTTGCGCATTATCTTCGTCCTCCCCTTCTTCCAAAGAATCTACGCCGCTTGCATGAAAGCCATGACCTTTTGCCAAAACGTCTTGAAGGAACGAAGTAGGTACTGCCGTACTAGCAGATTTATCCATAGAACTGTAAGACTCAACAAGATCTTCGCTAGAAGAAAAGACAGACTTCCTATACTCTGCATTGAAATGTCTGGCCAGTTTCAACAAGTTTTCTCGAGTATCCTGATCGCACTTCATAGCCGAGTCAACTATGTACGGGCTCATCTCATAATACTCGGATGCAAATATAGGAGCAAAAGCTTCCTTCATCATAGGATCCGAGGAAAGGACTTCTATTGCCAGCTCACGCGAAAGCGAAGAAACTTTCTCCATACCGGCTCCTTTCACTATTTGAAAAACCTGGTTTATACCGTAAGGGATGGAGTCCTTAATTTCTTCAGACCTACCCATAGCCACGGCATTTATAAGATCATCGAATCCAGCCTTCTTAGATATAGAGTCGTCCGCAGTAGTCATGCGTATAAGATTGCCTATTTCTTCGGAGTCATCCCTGGCATCCGAAGATTTGTCCAGCGATACTGTTTTCACTTCATTACCGTTTTCATCCAGTACCGTGTTTTCTGAAGGAGATTCGTTGGCCATGGGGTCTGATCTCCTTGGACGCTTCACAGCTATAGGCCTGCCTCCAAGATCGCCGCCCTTTCCTGCGGGCTTGATGGAAGGAAAAGCATCTCCTAGTGCTTTGTTAGTTATAACTCCACTAGCCAATGCCAAAGCCACAAGTAATGACCCAGCGCCTGCAAGTGTCGTGTCCACAACCGCCTCCTTATCAAGAGATGCGTACTTGTTCTGCTCAGACTCCCTCCTGGCGTGCAGAGATTCAAGATATTGTTCTTGAGAGGACTCCAGCTCTTTATTAAGACGCTTCTCTTTTATACGGTCGTAGATCTCCTTAACCCCCATATATCCTAGACCAAGGCCCACTCCTCCCGCTCCCCATCTCAGCATCTTATCCAAAGAACCATCTCCATAGGTCTCTGCATTAGAAGCTTTGTCCATGCCTACTAGCCTGACCGAAGGATTGGAGGCGTTATCATCTTCTTCTTCAATCTCTGATGACTGCTGTTGAAAATCTTTTATATAATTGTATAGTGCCGCTAGCCCACCTCCAGCAGCGGCCCCACCCAGCAAATAGCGTAACGCATTCGAAGTGTCCGCTGAGGACTTGTCCATAGTCAGTGCAGTTATTAAATCACGATCATTATTATCCGACATTTCTAAACTCCTTTTTTCTTATCCAGTAAATCTTTATACCTAACCAGTGCACAAGTAAGAAAAATCTTCCAATTCTCTGTGTTCTGGCAGAACTGCCTGTCCTGCTCAACTACTACTACAGAAGGATCTGAGGAAGCTGCTAAAGACAATAGCTCTTCGTACTCTTTGCAATGCTCGTCTTTGGACATGTCGTAAACCTTGACCATGTACTCAGAGAGTTCCCAAGAACCCTCGTGTTCTGAGAACTGACCTTCTACAGAAGGCTGAGACAAATCAGCTTCACCCAGCATAGTCATATTTCTTGGACATGTTTCTATTGAGCTCTCGTGCTAGATTCTTGTAATACTCTATCTTACGTTTCTTTACTTCGTTTTCAGCATTCTCCTCCTCAACCTCTTTTTGAGTAAGATGATAGAGACCTCCTCCTAAAGCGCCAACACCAGCAGCCGCACCGGCACCGGCCCATAAGGCCCCAGAACCTGCAGTACCTAAAAGCCCCAGCAACCAATTGGGCGACCAATTGGACTTCTTAGACATAGGCTTGTAATTTTTAATTGTATCGAACACTAAGTCACTAGCTTCCTTTACATGAGAACTATGGTGCCTGTTAACACTAGCCAAAGCGTCAAGATGACGTAGCGAAAGAGAGTCTTCTCCAAGATGGTCGGCGACAATTATACGGGCAGCTTTCATGATGTGAGAATGTCGCTTGTTTCTAAAATCTTCCTCGTAAGCAGAAGAATAGCCATCCTCGACATTTACTCCGCTAGGATTTATTCCAGAGCTCAGGGATCCGAATAAAATGCCTAGATCCTTTCCGTACTGTTTTTCCTTATTCATGTATAAATTAAATCAAAAACAAAATTCACAGTCAATTGGCAATTTTCCTGTCTATTGCATTAGATGGTATTCCGGAGGCAGTTATAGCGTCTCCTACAAGAGGTATCGCAGTAGTGAAAGGATTTTTAGCTATGTTATCCTTAGCATCTTCAACCGCTTCTTCAGATACATTATTCAATACAGCTTTGGATAATAGGGACATAACTACCGGAGCGGCTGCGCCTGTCAGTCCGCCTGCCAAAGCAGAAGCAATTGTAGGATGGAGCTGACCTCTGGACAGAGCATATCCGCCAAGACCTCCTCCTAGTGCTCCGCCAAGTGCCCATAACGGAGATTTCTTAAGACCATCCATTGCCTGGTCTTTCCAACTCCTGGCTCGTATACCAGCCTCAGCAGTATCGAGTTTATCACGAGCTTCGAGTTCTTTACCGTTTATGCTAATATTATTCAAAAGCTCGTTGGTAAACATACCTACGGGAACCATGACTGGACCTCCTGCAGTCATTAGAGCCACGCCCGGTAGTGAAGCTAAAGTCGACGCACCAGAATTATCTTGTCGAACCTGGTGCCTTAGTACTTTAGCAGCAGCTATTCGCGACAGCAGACCTTTATACCCACCGCCAATCATAGTTACATATAATATTTCCTACCCCACTGATCATGAGTAGGTTTAGGCTTAGGACCACCTGAAAAATTTGCGGCCGTGAGTCCTGAAATTATTGTAGTCAGTACTGTGGAAAACTTACCCATGCCCAGTAAATACTTGGCTACTAAATATCCTATGCCGCCTCCAAATGCACCTGACACTATTTGGTCTAACTGCCTTTGTTTTGAAGTATCTAAGTAACGTACCTCGTTAGCCAAATGCTGCTTCTGCATAAGAGTCAAAGCATGATCGTTATATATCTTGGAAATGACTTCCATAGTAGAACTGCTTTTCAGAAGAGCCTGACTTTGTTCTTCTGGAGTCTTGTCAGTAAAGGTGGCTCCCTGGATTCCGACCTGAGGGATTTTGGGATTGTCCAAAGTATTTCGATTAGCGAACATCCCACCTATTCCTGGTATCTTGGAAGCCCAATCTTCATTCCGGGACATGTAACCCAGAGCGCCTAGTCCTAGAGACCCTATGCCTGCTCCCCATAAAGCGCCTTTGCCTGCACTGCCTCCTCTGAGTTTGTTTACCAAAGCACCAATCGCAGCTCCGGCTAGCCCTCCAGTAGCCAAACTATTCGCCCAGCCTGGGAGATGCTCCGAGTCACGGGTGGCGTTATAGAAAGGCCGGATTATCGGGGCTAGAACCTTATCTCTTGCAAAAACGCCGAGCTCATGAGAAGCCGAGCTTCCCATACGCCCATCAGGAGCGAGCAAGTTTAAAGGTGGGAAGGCCATATCCTAAACTACTATATTTTTGGACCGTCTCCAGATCCAGTGTACATATCACTCTTGTCCACTGAATACCCTTGGTCCAGGTCTTTGGACTCGTCAGACTCTTCTGATCCAGAGTCGGTATTCTCTTCCTGATGAGGGAGCTGAGCTTTTTCAGCTATCTCCTGATTAAAAAGATCTGTGGTAGAGTCATCTGAGTCTACTACACTATCTTTTCCCGTCCATAAATCCAAATCCTCTATGTAAGAGGCGGCTTCGGAAGAAGACGTAACCTCCTTCACATGATCTGCAGATTTCTCTATGTTAAACCTACTTAATATATTTTTTGCTAAATCCTTATGATTCATACAACAAAGATTAAAGTAAAGATGAGTTATTTACCATACTTTTCTTTAATGATACTCTTTAATATTTTTTCCGAAAGAAGTTTGGACTTCGACCTGTCTTCTTCCGTAAAGCCATGGAGAGTCATCTCCCATAGTATAAGAAATATAATTTCACTATACGGTAAGTCTCCGCACTCGACTGATAACTCTGCGTCGATAATTTCCATCCATTTGATAAACTCCAAACTACGCCTGTCACCTTTTTCAGGTACTATAGATATGTCGTAATATTCAGAATCATTAAACTCATCTATAGGTACTTTCGAAATTACGACTTTGTTAACGGGATCGGATTGGTCGGACTCGAGAAGCTCAGTTATGGTAGTGAGATACAACCAATCCAAATTTCCTCTGTCATAAGGACCTTCGGGTACTATCTGCACTTCCTCATGTTTATTATATAGCAGATCCAAAGCCTCGGTTATGTGCTTGTAGTCGCTCTTCAGTAAATCTCTTAATGTCTGCATCTATCTGCGAAAATTATAACCAACTCCGGAAAAAGCTTCAAGATCCGTTCCTCCTGCATAGCTAATCGCACTACTTATATCTTCTTCTATCTCTTTAAGCTTTTGCTCATAAGTCATGCCATTTCCGTCTACGGATATCTCCATACCCTCTATGTGACGGTTGTAACCTTTGTTCCTTTCACTTGCAGATCCGTAGTATATTTTCCTATAACCATACAGAGTCAAATCGTCTTCTACATACTCCGTAGGACTATCTTTACAAGACGCAAAAATACCCCCGCACATAACCATACTGGCTCCAGCTACCAAAGCTTTGGCTATATCTCCATTCTGTACTATACCTCCATCGGCTATTATAGGTACGTGCACCCCCCTGGAACAATCTTGAACACAAGAAAACATAGGAACATTGAACCCAGTCTTAAATCGAGTACTACAAGCAGCACCGCCTCCTATACCGCATTTAACGGCATCAGCACCCCATCTCTCTAGATCCATAGCAGCTCTCGAAGTAGCTACGTTACCTGCAATGGTAAAGACTTTCGGCAGATCGGATTTAATGATCCTAAGTACTCTCCTCATGCACTCAGTATGACCATGCGCTATATCTATAGTGACATAGTCTAATTTAGACTCTCCCGACAGGACAGACTTTACAAGCTGATCGTAAACAACACCTTCAAAATCTTTTATGCCGAGAGAAATAGAAGAAGTCGTCCATTCCTCTTTTCGGGCTCTTTTACAAAATTCAAGCGGATCTACATCGAACCTGTGCATTGAATAAAAATACCCGTTTTGCGAAAACCACTTAGCCAGATCCGAAGATATTACGCACTTCATATTTGCAGGTATTACAGGAAGCTTGAACCTGTTGGCTCCAAGTTCTACGGTAGTACATGCATCTGATCGACTTTTCAATACCGACATAGCCGGCACAAGGTAAATATCGGAATAGGAATAAGCTTCTTTAGTCATTTGTCTTCTTCATTTTTCAGGGCGACGTTGTATGCAAGAACAAGTGTCACGGACAAAGGATCAAAGACTAGGACGATGCATAGTATAAACCACTTGACTACGTTATCCAGAGGAACGTCAAAAGCCGTGGCTATAAACTTAAAGCTACCTATGTCAGTATTGGATATGAGCTCTTTGTTCGCAAGTATGGAGTTATTGTTAGAGCTTATTTTGGACCGAACTTCGGTTACGTCAAAGCTGTCTGCTGCGTCTTCACTACGGTCTCTGTAGGCTTTAACTTTAGCTAAGAAAGAATCATACTCGGATTTATTCTGAGATTCTATCTCGTTTAGAGATTCCCTTATGGAAGAGCGCTCTTGAGATTGAGAAGTTTTAAGCTCCTCAACTCTTTTTTTCTTGCTGCTGAATAGACCACCTGGGCTAGCCTCAAGCTCGGCAACAGAGGCGTCGAGTTCGTTTCTCCTGGAAATCAAAACATCTCTGCGATCATTCTGCTGGGATATAAAGTCGTCATATATATCTTTATAACTTTCTATAGCGCTGTCAGCTTTCTCAGAAACTTGGTCCACAGAGTTTTCCGAAGATTCTATTTGCTTGTAGAGAAAAGTATTCTCTTTCTCCAAAGCTAGTATGTTTTCTTCGTAGAGAGCTACCGCTGTCCTAGTTTTTTCAAAAGCGTCGCTGAGAAACCCGTATATACCAAGGGACGTTACTCCTATAAGCACTACGACTGCTGTTATAAGATAAGACTTAAGCATAAGAGTAGTTTTACTCCAATACCTGTATAAATAACTTGCGGCTACAAGCTTACCGTATTCCAATCCCGTAGCCATTACTACTACTGCCGCCATAGACCCTGCAAACAGCAAGCTGATTCCTCGTACGCTGAAAAAAGCAGCGCATCCTGCTACAGTTAGTGCAGACAGTCCCAATGCCCATACGAACAAACCTTTGGGTTTTTTATTATCCTCCGGTACGGCTAATTTCAAACCAGGACTTTTGTCAGCATCTGACAGTAACCTAGCAGCCTCATTGGACTCACGTGCTTTTTGAAGCATTTTACGCTCCGTTAGCGGATTGTCTTTTCTTATGTTCTTACTCATCTCTAATTCCTCCTTATTTTCTTTAGATGAAGTACCCCACCGGGATCCGGAACGACCCTCACCCATGCGACCTTCGTTTTCTCTCATTAGAAAACTAGACCTATGGTATGTGGTTTACTGACCTCCTTGGGCCTGCTGGTACATTTGCTGAACTCCTTGCGATTTAGCTCCGTCCCTCATCTCGTCGAGAAACTGCTTTGCAAGAGAGTATAAGGTTTGATCAGTGGCTTTAGTCTGCTGCATGGACTTTCTGCGCTCACCTTCCGGAAGTCCTGCCCATTGCTGGGCAAGTTCCTGAGCCTGTCCTTGCACATCCATAGGATTGACTGAACCTTGCTGAGCCTGCTGAGGGTTTGGACTACCGCCCGGAGGAGAACCTCCTCCTCCTCCACCTTGCTGTTGCTGTTGTGCAGCTGCCTGTTGATCAAGTTGCTGGTTAATGGTCCCGGACTCCATCTCTCTGCGCAAATCCTCTTCCTGCTTAATCTGGATTTTCTGGATCTCAGCATCCTCTTCAAGTCGCTCTTTCTTCTCATCAACGGCATCTGTAATACCGAGCCAAGAGTAGGCCTTCTTCCTAGATATCTCTCCAGCAGAAGAAAGTTGCATGACAACATTCTGCCTGTCCAGATTGTCTGCAAGAGAAGGTTTCTGCAGAGACACCTCTATGTAAGGCTCTTCCATATAACGTGCGATACGTTTGCAGACCCACTGAGCAAAATCAGTTAGACCGAGATGCACGAACATGAAACTGTTTTCAAAAAGACGCACAGCCGTAGGTACTTGCTGAACAGTAAGAGACCCTTTGAATAACTCAGCCGGGTATCCCATTGCATCCAGCATACTGTTTGTCTGGTACTCTATAAGATCTTTAGGAGCCAAACTCTTACCGTCGGCACCAAACTCTTGGTACTTGAGAGGGAAAGGGAATGCATGCATGGAAAATTTATCCTTGCGGCGATTGGTTATCACTTTCTCTACTTGGCTCTTCCACTGGCTGAGTACAAGGTTTCTTACGACACCAGTTTCGTTGTTACCGGCTTCAGGTGTGAATATCCTGAAAGGTACCATGTAGTCTAAACCCACAGCCTCGTCTATCTTACGGTAAACCTGTATCTGATGAAGAGACCTGTAGTTAGCAAGTGTCTCTGGTAGGCCCCATCCTTTGTTACTTACTCCAGAAACAGTGGGGGCCTTAAAATGAAACATCTCGTCAGCATTGAAGAGAAAGTCTTGATCTTCCTTAATAGCCTTAAGCATAGCTATAGGAACTTCGTTAACTACATAAAGCTTTCCATCTTCACAATCTTTTCTTACTTCTTTAGGAAAATCATAAATGTAACTGTTGGACCCGGATATGAAGTTATGCCTTATAGTAACGTCCCTAGGGTCTAACTTCCTAAGTTTAATCCTGTTCTTGTCCTTAGCAGGAATATCTCGAAAAGGTAGTTTAATCTTTTTCTTCATATTCCTGGGGTCCGGGATCTCATACTTCATATCTTTGAGTATGAAAGAAGCCCTGCCCTCGAACATATCCAGAGAGTACTCTACTAGCTTGTCACTTCTGTCGTCTACGAGAACCCGGTCAAAAGGAAAGTGTATCCTGTAGAAAGAGTTGCCGTAACAAGACCACTCATCGCCCATCTCGGCCATAGCCTGATGCAGTCTTAAGTTATGCTTGAGATAATCGTCCTGCCGGTCTTTTTCTTCTGCAGAACCTTCTCCAGGATATTCGAATTCTGTTATGAAGTGACGTATTACCCTTTGCGAAGCTCTCCTGTACTGAGGGTTCAGGTAATATAGAAACATGCAAAAATCCAGAGCAGACTTTAGATCCTCAGGAACGTAGTCACTCGAAGGCAGCATAAAAGGATCATCGAACTTATTGCTCGAGCCGTCTCCGCCCATGTACATCTTTAGAAGATTGGAGTTATCCATAACAGACCTCCCTCATACTTGTAGTGAGGCTAACTGTCCTCTCTAGGCTCTTTTGAGCATTTTTTTCGATAATTCTTTTCATCTGAATTACCATTATCTAGTATTGAGGCGATTTTATCAAAGCTTTTATTCGGCTTAGGACAGCATTCGTTAACGGGCTCGCCGTCTACGATATCGTCGCAAGACTTACCTGAACACGGGACAGGTGTTTTCCCCTTCTCTATCCTAGAGTTTTTAATCATCTCCGTTCTTGTCCATGAGGAAGGTTATAGCCCATGTGTTGTCGTTAGGGAAGCTGAACACTCCTCCCAAATAAACCACTTTGTACGTCTTGCCTAAAAAATGTATTTTAAACGAACTGTTAACTTTGGGCTCGAAAGAGAAGTGAGAAGTCTTCGGTAGCTTTATAGCTATCTGATGCTCGGATACAGATATGTCCTGAGCACCACAAGATATACTATACAAGGAGTGTTCGAGCGTAACTTTCTGTAAATTAACTTTTTCCTCTACAGCCCTGACAACCTCTCTTACAGGTTGAGGAGATTCGTCTTCTTTTTTAGGAAGATCTTCGCCGGATAAAACGGCTTCCTCTATATTTTTAAGCCTCTGTACCTCGGGAGGAGGCGTACCCTTATCTATGTTAACTCCCATACAAAAATTAATTATATCACTTCACAAAAGAGTCAAGCACGGAAGAATTAAATACTTTCAGATCGTATGTGGAGCTTTCTAAGAAAGCCGCATAATCGTAGTACTTTATATAATCATGACACCCTACCAGACTAAAAGGATTAGTGTTAAAAAACACTGCCTCGGATTTAACATCGATATTACCCAGTGAAGGTTCGAAAGACTTAATCAAGAGACTTGTATTCGGAATCTGAAGAAGCCTTGAATATACTAACGAGGCCACCATTAAAAATGTCCGAATACGAGTCGACGGATCCCCAGAGGCTTCCGCATAAGAATCAAGCAAATCCTGTAAAGAATGAAAGCACAGATCCGAAAGGGATGGGACTTTGAATAAGTCTTCTTTGTCTAGAGACAGTGTCTGGCACAGCCGGTCCAGGTCTTCCTCAGATTTAGGAAATGCGGATGCATCTGCCCAACGCTTCAACTTTAAATAAGAAAAACCAAGCATCTCTGCCAGGTCCTTCCAACTCAGCCCAGACTGAGATTTGTATAAATTTATACTCTCAGAAAGCTTTTTTCTTTTAAAGTCCAGACTGTCTAATTTCATATTTATTTTTTAGACTAAACAATAGAACCCCGCAAATAAAAAATTTGCGAGGTACTTTGTCGACGGCGTCTAAAACCGTACAAACTAGACTAAGAAAAAATTACTTAGAAATAGCAGACTTCAAATTCTCTGGAAGAGAAGAAGTGTCAGAAGACTTGTTGATCTCTTCGAGAAGTACTTCCCTTATGGAAGCTTTCTTGGCCAAGAGCTGGTCAGCTTTAGCGTCGCTCTTTTGAAAAAGAGCAGCAGCCTGGTCGGCAGTAGCTCCGGCTGCAGATACCATGTGGTTTATGAAACCTTGGGCATTAGCCTTCTTGAACATTGTAGCTATTTCTTCTTGTGACAGTTGTTTATTGCTCATTAGTATTTAGGATTAAATTAATACAGAGAAGATTATTATGTCCTACCATACCTTAGTCAACATAAAAATCAGTACGCCACTACTAAGGAAGCTACTATGCCTTCTCTAGAAAGGAGTCCTACAACTCCTTTGGCCGTGTTCCACGACATGTTGGAGAACACTCCTACTATAGACTTCAGGTATTCCTTATTCTCAATTACATATATTTCCTGGCCTATGTCATCAAGCTGATAGTCCTGTACACTAATAGGGTAGTCCTCTAGCTCCGAGAGTTCTTTTATAAGTGCTATGAGGTTTGACCCACCAACTTGTGACAAGTATAAAACCTCGCCTTGATTTGACCCTATTACCAGCATGACCGAAGGTTGTGTTTCTATAACTTCTATTTCTTTGTTTTTCATTTTGCTTTTCATTTGATAGGTAAAAAAACGGGCACGAAGCCCGTTTTTTATTAAACAGATACCGACTGCATATTTACGCACATGCGTATAGCAGTAGCATCTAGGTGTTCAAGTTTCGCACAAGGCACCCAGTATATGTCCGGCGACAGTAAGTTTTTCGCTTTATTCTTCAATAGCTTCCCATCTTTCAAAGATAGATCTCTAGTGAGCGTACCTACGTTAGCCATTATGGACTGTCTTCTTGGATTCCATATCGTCGCACGTTTTCCGTTGCATTCCTGGTTCTTTAGGAAATTAAGAACGGAGTCAACCGACAAATTGAACTCATCGGCGTAGTCTGGCAGTGCATGGTATAGAAAACACGGCGCCTTATAGTAGCTTGGCCTAGACCCACGGTTCGATAGGAACTCTACGCCTGAGATCTGTGCCATTCTATTCTCCATATCTAAATGACAATTACGGAATAGATCATTGTAGACATTCAGGTAGAGACTGCCAGTGTCATTATTGACGTGCCTAGGATCCGGTTGAGAATATGAATCCTTTGGACTCAGATCGTACCCTGTGAACCAAGGTATGATTTCGCCTACTGTAATAGGAGGAGAGTGACTCTTACAAGAGCTATCCCATCCGGATACAGACCCATAGTCTAGGCCTACACCTCCGAACTTAGATACGTCAGCTCTCACTATACGTGAGTTAGAGCTTAGCAACTTATCCTTGTGGTGTATCAGTTCGGAATAACAATCCAAGAATTTACTCCTAGCTGTATTAAGACTGGGTAACTTGAATTTTGTATTACCGTCTCCTAGGATACTCACGGACCATTTGGATTTATCCGTACAATTCGGCTTTCGGTTTAACTCAACCTCTACCACGGTATACTGCACGTACATACCGTCAATTAAGTTTACCTTCCTTCCTGGCGTAACTATATACTCTTCCTCTCCGTACATAAGCGTGGGAGATACCAGTAAGTAAGGCTCAGTATGTCTTTTCTTTTTTTGTTTGTTAGGCATACTATTTCCTCCTTCTTATTTAAGGGTTAAAACCTGATTACTCAGGTATATATAACACGAAACGTACTAGTCTGCCGGGTCTTTGTATACAGACTTATCCGGCACTACCATCTCGTCTTCGTATTCTACTTGGTAGCTCTCACTACTATATTGTCTTTTAGGCTCGGTAGAGATGTTAGTAACCAATGAGTCTCCTGCCCTGTGTAGGTAGAAAGCCACTCTGTAATTGGAATACAGGCGGTCTGTGACTATCTCTTTATAAAGGTCTTTTGTACAAGCATGTTGAGTGTTATCTCCCTGTTCAGTAGTTACATCAATATAAAAATCAGAACCTTCATTAGAGATGAAAGGCTTTTTCATTATGGTGAAAGGACCTAATTTTTCATAGACCTTCTGGCTTGGCTCTTTCTCTTTCTTCGTCCTTGGCATCTTCTTTATCCTCCTTGTTGCTATTGTTGAAAAGTTTGGCTACGCCTCTAAACAAAAGTTTAAAGGGAGCTACAGACTTCTTTAAAGTAAGCCCGCATTCGGCAGCAGCCAAAGTTGCGAACATTGTCACTAACACTACGATAATTGTATCAAAATACATAATTTATTCATTTATATTGTTTAACTTATTGTGTACGACTTGCTCTAGTATGGTAGATGACATCTCCATACGGCCGTCGCAATTACTACACCTGTCTAGATGGTATGACATTCCTGGGACATACTCGAAACCAGTATCGTTTTTATGGGGCGTAAAGAAACATGCCAGTCTTCTGCATCCTACACAAACAGCAGGACAGAGCTTTGGGTCGATCAAATGCTTGCAGCACGGAGTCTTAGTCACGGTGTCCAAGTATTCTACATAGCCCGTATTTTTTACTTCAGTCTCCTTCATGTCGACTTTTTGACCACAGTTCATACATGTAACCCATTCCGAACCTGCTGCGATAGGCCCTGTAGTATCTAGCCAATCAGCATTGTCGAAATGCTCGTTTCTTATCCAGTATGGAGTACCTGAGGACTCTTTGATTACCATGTCCACCAAGTACTTTAAATGTAACTGAAATTCAGAATTGTATTCGTAGCTCATGTAAAGTAAGATTCCAGAAAATCATGTTTACCTTCGCTGTCAAGACCCATAAAATTTACTAAGTCTCTAAGCTTGGCATGAGCTTCTCTAGCCTTGTTTTCAAGTCTATCGAAATCTACTGAACTTATGCTCCCTACTATTCGAGTTACACTGCCCCTATATGGAGGGATATAAACCAGATAGTCATTGTCGTTAAGCTCTTTCAGAGTAACTTTGAGTTTCTGCAACTTAATTCCGGTTCTGGAAGAAAGTATATCCAGGTCGAACTCTATTACGCTACCTGAGGGAAATCCTATATCCTCTATGGAGGATACCAGATCCTGAATATCAGAATCAGGATGCTGTCTCAAGAGCTTGACCTTGCATATCTTAGAAGTGTCTCTGTCTCTTTCGACTACACCGGAAGATACTAGAACTCCCAAGCATGAAGACACATAAGCTTCATGTATACCTATGCGCTTAGACATATTCTTATTCGTGACCCTGATGGCATTCGAACTATCCGCTACAGACTGAAGCCAGGCAAAAACAGACTGGACCATATCCGTAGGAGGAAAAGTAGTTTCTATGAACCAGCTCTGAGTGTCCAAAGTAGACCTGTCGTCTAGAAAGAAACACTTAGAATCTTTACCATCCCGACCTGCCCTGCCTGCCTCTTGAGCATACTGCTCTACAGAAGAAGGATAGTCTACATGGACAATACACCTTATGTCGCTCTTGTCCACTCCAAGTCCGAATGCATTTGTGGCAAACATAACTCTTACATCATTAGACATAAACATATTCTGATTAGTAGTACGCTCATCCGGAGACATTCCTCCATTGTAAACCAGACACCCTCCTTCGATAGAAAACTTAAGCTGATCATATAGTTCATGAGTCTTCTTCTTTGTAGAACAATAAACTATAGTAGGACCATCCACACTGTTAAGTATGTTTCTAAGACCTACTAGGCTGTAAGATTCGTTTTCGAAAACCAAGTTTTTACGACGAGGGTAATAAACTATTTTAGCGGCATTCTCCATAGACAGAACCCTCCGCACGTCCGACTCCATATCTGGAGTCATGGTAGCAGTCATGGCTAGCACAACTTTGGGCTCATGCTCAGATACAAACTTGCCTATGTCTACATAAGACGGTCGGAAAGTGTCGGCCCATTGACTTACGCAGTGGGCCTCGTCTATTGCCACGAGGTCAGGCTTGGCTTTTTCTATGACTTCAATAAACCTTTTGTTCTGAAGACGTTCCGGAGCTACAAGCAAATACTGCACCTCGCCACGCTCCCACTCGGACAAGACCATGTTATTCTCTGCGTCCGTCTGGCCGCTCGACACTTGTCCGGCAGTATAATTTTTAGCCCACAGAGATTCTACTTGGTCTTTCATAAGAGAAACAAGCGGAGAGAATATGAGAGTCTTCCACTGTAGGCAGCGTGCTGGGACAATGTATATCGCAGACTTACCGAACCCTGTAGGCATTACACATACAGTGTCTCTCTGATACATTAGGTTCATGACAGCTTCTTCCTGTCCTTGCTTCAAAGAGTCGTAACCGAGCTCTTCTAGGACTGAAGGGAGTTTGTCGAAACCCGAACTTAGTACTTCTAAAGAAGCTGTATTACTCCTGCTCATGCTTTATACTCCATAAGTTTTTTACATAAGAACCAAAGCTGGTCCAGGGCGTCTCCTTCGACAGAGCAGCCTAGTAACTCGCAAGCCGTGTCCGTGCGGAAAGAATAACGCTCTTCCGCAGTAAGTATGGCGGGTCCATTGAACTTGTCTGCTATATCTATGTTTTGAGACAATCTTGCAAACTCAGGCAGCGGAAGTCGCTTTCTCAAATGATACCACCATGCTGTGCGGAAAAGAACATTTTTAAGATGACATCCCACAATTATTCCTCCAGTGCTCAAGTACTCGTCGTTCAAAGACTCTATGAAATTATCCACATCCGAATCTTGGTGAGCAACTTGTACTTCAAACGAGCTGGTCGGGGTCGAAGAATGTAAACCTTCGTAACACTTGTAAGCCAGGTAAGCACTTCCAGGAAACAAGGAGGATTCGGTCTCCTCGCCATAAGGCGGTACGTCAGACGGCTGTCCAGGGTCTATAGCCATATGGGCTACATGAGCCACTATAAAGCTTTCATTAACGTAGGGGTCAGGTATTGCCATTTCTTTTCATAATCTCCTTAACTTGGTACAAGAGTCCTTGATCCAGGAAACTGCCTGGAAAATACAAGAACCCATTCTTTTTACTTAACTTTGTATTTTTAGACTCAGGCCAGGCTACGAAAGGAAATTTATCTAGAAAGTCATCACAATAATATCTAGAAGTGAAGAAACCTAAAGTAACAGCACCTGTTTTTTTTACACACACTACCATGTCACCCAAGCAAGGAGAATTAGTCTTTGCTCGTGAAGACATGGAAGGATTACTCCCCCATACCAGGCCAGGTACTTGAAGGAGTGAAATGGGTAGATTATCTGTAAGCTCTACAAGAGGCAGTGGACCTAGTGGGTTTCCATAGTAGGACCTATCCACATGGTAAACTCTTACAGCCTCATCTACATCAGGCCTTATAGGGAAATAGAAAGCGGAACCACTTTCTACAACAGTGTTAATAGTACGCACGGATTTAGTTATATAATAAAGAACGACATAACCGGGGAAGCTACGTAGTAAGTGTTCTCAAACTCGCAACAATGCATATCTTTCTTTGAAAGAGAGCACATCCAGTCGTGTACGGAAGACTCGTCTGAAGTTGCCAGCAAGAAAAACAAACCATCTTTTCCCGGTCGTATTGAATCCGAAACCAAAGCTGTGTAATCCATAGACTCCTTCATAGTATCGACAAGGGCGGATTTATTTGCCCTGCTAAACTCGACATATATGGGGTACCTATCCCTTATTACATAGGTGTCAGAATGAAAAAACGAAGCTTTGAAATTATCACAGTTGTATAAGACTTCCAAGATCTCGTCTTCATTCCTGCATCCGGAGAAATCTTTATTACCACTTATTGACTTGAACATCGAGCATAGCTGATGGTCGCTTAGCTTACTCGGCATCGGTATCTATTTTATCAAGTTCTTCCGAGGCGGTATCGGGAACGCTGTATCCTATTATCTTTAGCTGGGTACCCAGCTTGTCAGGAAGATCACTGTCATTAAACAAAGTGCAGAAAGCGTCAGCCTTTTCCGAAACAGCTCCTATCTCTTCGCAAGTATAACGTTTCCTAGTTTCTACAGTTCCAAAATAACCGTTCTGAGATACCCAAGATGCCAGCGTGTTACCGAAGTACATGGATGGCTGCGAGTAAGTGTCGGTGTCCAGGTAAGGTTTGCTCACTATCTCAAACTCGAAAATGTTACCCTCAGGGCCGTAACTATTCTTAGCTACAGTGGCTTTGATAAGAGTACCTACTTTTTCAGTACCTAACTTTGCCAAACCTTTTCTAGTTATGATAAGTTGAAGCGCTGCATTCTGATTAAAGGCGTTGCCCCCAATCTTAGTGCGATTGTAGCTAGCTGCGACTTCCGCACTCATAAAAGAACCTCCACCAAATCCCGTCGATACAGACTGATTCTGGTGACTGACTATAAACAGTATTACATTTTTTTGCTTAAGCCACGAAGGCAGCATACGACACCATTGATGCGCATACTTTGAGTGACCGAAATTTACCTTGGCCTCGCCAACTTCATTCTTCTTACCCGAGTCTGAATAGAAGGATCTGCCTACGGCCTCATTGGGCGCCATAAGCTTAGAGAAAGAGTCTACGGCACACACTATAGGTATATGCGGAGGCACTCCAACTTTGTCCCTGCACACATCCACATAGTCCTCTATACCTGATATCATCGAAGGTATGTCGTCGCATGTCTGTACAGTTATCTTGTCGAACATCTTGTCCGCCATATTAGGGTCCGTGCTTAAGCATCGCTTAACTCTAGCCTCGTCCATAGGCTTGTTCTCAGTCTCGACATAGAAAAACGGAGACCCGGCTCTCATAGCCTCGCCCGCTACGGTAAACAGGAAAGAAGTCTTTCCAACACCATCCTGTCCTATAAGCTCTATTAAAGTGCCGTATGGGAACCCTTTCATGCCTATGGCAGATTGGACGTATATGTTATCCCAAACTAAAAGTTCTTTAGCCACATCGTGCATAGAGGAAACATTGGTAACAGCTTTCCTTTTAGAAGCCATTGTCATCATAGTGTCTTTAACTTGGGAAGAAAAGTCACTGGTATTTAATAAATCAAAAGCAGTGCTTTCTTCGGTTTTCTTTTTTCTAGGCATATTAATTCTATAGTTATATATTCGTCAAAAATACCCGGCTAGGGTTTTTAATCCTAGCCGGGTACAACACACACAATACCCCTAACTTCAGGTAGGGCTTACTCCAAGTTTGGAACAAAGGTTGAAAAACTCTGGAAGTTCACTTGGATCCAGGTTCGACGGAGATTCCCTGAACTTGGTAGCGAGTTCTTCGTACCGAGCTTTTTCAGCTTCACTGCCTGCTTCAGTCGAAGCAGCGGGCTCTACTTTAACAGCCTCTGCTACCGGAGTTGCAGTCTCTTCAGATGAAGGAGCAGGCTCAGATGGAGCTGGAGCAGTCGCAGCAGGAGCTGGAGCAGTCGCAGCAGGAGCTGGAGCAGCCGCGGCAGGAGCTGGACTTAAGCTGTTGCTGGGAGATACATCGTTACTGGGAATAGAGTAATCAGCAGATTTGCTAGAGCTACTCTGCGAAGGTATGCCGTTAGGAGCATACGGAGCACAAGCTCTCTCGATTACATCGTAAGGTACGACACCATCCTGTACGACAAGATCCAACATTTCGTCGTAAGTCCAGATCTTGGTCACGTTATCCATGTCGCCGATCTCATAACGAGACTGAAGTACCGACTTACCGGAGTCTTCAGTGTCAGTTATAGACCACTTTTGGTGACCGTCCAACCTACCATCAACATTCGACAAGAACATGCCGGCGAACTTGATGTTGGGATTGGACTCCATAGTAGCCTCCTTAACACGAACGGCTAGAGCCTGTTCAGGATGAGTGATGTCCCCGTAAAGGAAATCCTCCCAATCTGCAGATATTACCTCATCACCACGACCCGCACGCAATGCCAACTTGCCTTTGAAATCATTCCAGGCTGCGTTGGTAAATATACCAATTTGATTTTCGGTATTCCGGGAAGTCATGTCCGTCATCATCAGAGTGTTCACCAACACGTAGTAACGTGCATTGGGAACGGGCGGAGATCCTTTTGAAGCCTTGTCGTCTACAAGAGCTACAAGATTTGGATCTTCACTCTTACGGCAGTAATTCCTGATATCGAATATAGGATCTATACCGGAGCGACTTCCTTTAGTCGGATAAGACAAAGGCGAAAGCAAAGAATGCGTGCCCCTGCCAAAGAACGTATACCCCTGTACCACGAAGTACCAGGACGTGAATCCAGGAGTCTTAGTGGCGATGTCTTCGGGGAGTTCCCTGTCCCTGTAAGGTACCCAGGACTCCTTGTACTCGGGAGTGCCTACCTTGCTTTGGTCAAACGCCGGAAGTATACGCAGATAGTATTCCTTCTTGGGCGTGAATTGAGTGGATACGGTACCGTCATGAAAAAATCCATGGGTGAATCCACGTGAGGTTTCGGCTTGAGAGCCACCTATTAACATACTCATTTTCTGTATTCCTTTCTTTAATGTTTTTGTTGTTTCTGAGTTTCTGTCGATTTCATTCGAAATCGATTGTAATAGTATTTAACAATATCAATCATTGCAATATTTATTTTATAATAATTTAAACCCCTGTTCTTCTGACAGGTAAACTAGTGATGACGACCGACTCCTAGCTAGAAGAGTCGTCAAATATATATAACACAAAACAGGATCAAGTATCCTTCGAGTAGAGAATCTTCTTTTCTTCATCGCTGGGCTTCATTCCCCATCTAAAAGTAAATTCAGAGTCTATGGCAAATCCGAAAGTATTATTATTCACGGTCCATTTGTTTTCAGTACTCATGCATTCCTGCATAAGATCCTTTACTCTCCATCTCTCTTCCATAGGGCATAACACTGTCATAGCGTCATGAAGTAATATCATGGGCCTGGCAAGAAGTTTTTCTTCACGTATCTTTTCGGTCATTATGTTAATAGCCCTAGCCATGGTAGCTGCAACAATCTCCTGCATAGGATAGTTCCTGGCTTCCCTGGTAAGAGGAGCTATTATGGAATTCCTGGCGTACTTGGACAAACCGTCTATGTCTCCTATGCGGTGTACGTGGAAATGCCTGACTCTACCCGATATGGATCTGTAGTATCCAGGGTCTTCGACACGGTCCTCTTGAGAATCCAAGAAAGCAGCAGCTATTGGGAACTTTTTACTATAAGCGTTTATAAGCCTGTCCCCGGTACCTTCCTCAGGTTTGGTTCCAGTTATGCCTTCTATAGTACGTTCAAGCAGATTAGCAGAAGCTCCGTAAGGTATGGAAAACATACCTATTTTTCCAGAAACTCTGTCTATGTCCGAATCCAATTCTTCTCTATCCTTTCCAGTCATAGTCTCAGCCATTTCCCAATGCATATCTCTCAAAGGTCTGACAAAATTTCCCGAAGAGTCCAGTCGAATCAAATGATCCTTGCCTTCCACATTCTCAACTCGGGCACAGTCAATACCTTTGAAGTTAAGCCAAGGTATACCCTCCTCTTCAACTTTGTCTGGGAAAATCTGTACGAATTTCTCGTCCAGAGAAGAGCACACCTGTATCATTTCCGAATCGCCTGATATATAAGCAAGTCCCAGAACCTCGGCAGTTTCCAAGTCGGCATCTACCAAGCACCAGCCTTCGGGAGCTTGAACACAAGAACGAAGACTAAACGGCTTATCCTGACCAAGTCTTTTGAATGCAGCTTCTATTGGCCTCGTTATTGCTTTTGGATAGTTGAGTACATTAGGGTTCCAAGTCCTGGGGCGACCTGTCTCAGTGCAGGCGAAGTTACAATGCAACCTGCCGTTGCTCTGTACCCATTTGTGCAAACCTTGCTCGTTACCGTCTTTATCAGGACCTTTTAGAAACGCTTTAACTATGTTGCCTACGGAATTCAATTCCAGAACTCTGGTAACAAGAGGACACTGCTCCGCCAATATGGTTATGGTCTGTTTGTCCGTAGCTGCAGAAAACTCTTTCTGCTTATCTTCGGGAAACTCCAATACTTTTTCCCACGGCAGCTGGATACCATCCTTTCGGGTAGTCTTTACTGGTACGAACTTCTTAACGTCGAACAACCACCTGCGTTTGTGCTGGTCGCTTCTGATGTTTAGCTGGTTGGCATCCCACCAATGGTCGAAAACAGGAAGGAGTTCGGAAAACTTTTCCATACCTACGAAAGACTTGAAAAGCCCTAGACATTTTTTCCTGGAGTTATCCACTGATTCTCTGAATTCACTAAACTCGCTCCTGGACATGACTTTCCACTCCCTGGCGTCGGAGTACCGTTTAAGAACTTCCTCTACAGTAGAATCTATGTCCCATGGTGCGTTGTCCACATGCATAGGACTCACTTCGGCATAAGAATCTTCAAGCTCCAGACGCTTGTTATCTTCTTCCACGAGTTTAAGAAAGCAAACAGACCCTGCTTCAGGATCCAGTTCCGCCAGCCTGGCTCCCAGTATCATCGTAGCTTCTTGCTTGGCTCTTATACGCAGATCCATCAAAAGAAGTTTCTCGTTATCAGTGAAGACTTCACGCATGGCGTCAAGGTAGTCCCTGTTGACTGGAAGTCCCGTATCGGACATGACGGAAAATCCGTCCGAAACGTAGGGCAGGGCTATGTCGAAATAATAACCGTCCAAACCAGCTTCGAAAAGCTTTTGCATAAGTATTGGATAAGCCCTCATGACTACGTCCACGTCTTTGCAGGCGTAAGGTATGAGTACTTCGTCAGGAATCCTTTCGTAACCTTCGTCCTTTCCTATCTTGAGACTTTTCTTAGCGATCAGCAGATCTATGTCATAACGACCCAAATCCGTGTACTTCATAGCCAACCTCTCAAGCTTGAGATCCGCGTATTCGTCCATAAGGAACTCGGCATGCATGGTGTCGAAGTACGACCTCCTGTAAGTATCTACTCCAAGGTGCTTCTGCATCCATACCAAATCTGCAGATATATTGTGACCTACGAACTTAAACCTGGGATTGTTCAAGAAGTTTCCCACAAGGCCGTATACGTCCTTCATAGGCTCGTCGAATGCCCAGACACCTCCTTTGCCTCTAAACCTAAGATAAACGACCTCACCGGGCTTCCAGCATATCTGTATGGCTCTAAGCTCACCGTCTATATGAGTCAGACCTCCCCACTCACAGTCAACGCTCAATATCTTGACGTCGCTGGAAAGTATGCCTGACATCCAGGACACGAGATCCGAAACTTTGTCTATGGTTTGATACGAACAAGCAACCTTGGGTACGGATATGCCTTTTATGTCGTCCATATAGGATTTTACGGCATGCAGATCGACTAGGAATCTGTTTATGAACTCGGGCTTGTAGTACGGAGTAGTTATTATGTCCATTACGTAGACGTCCACTCCGTATTCCTCGCTCTTGAAGAATCCTCCTTGCACGCTTTTGAAAGTAGTTCTGAAATCTACGAAGAAATCAAAAGCACACTTTCCCATACACACTACGAGCTTGGGTTTTTTTGTTTCCACCTCGTTCTTGAGTATTTCAGCACACCATCTTACATCCTCGGCTTTGGGCCTGGCACTGTCTCTATGGTTCTCCTTGGCATACTTGACTACGGTCGTGTAGTAGTAAGACTTGGAGTCCAATCCAGCTTTTGCAGCAAGGCGGTGAAACAGATTCGAAGCAGGTCCTTTCAAAAGCCTTGCAGGAGAGGATCTGTCCGAAATTTCTTCTTCCAGCGCTACGGGTCCTACAAACATTATATCCGGATTTTCGGAACCCACGCCAGCCAGGTGCAGCACACCTTTGATACGCCTGTTCTTATTGAGTTTCTTCGGAGGCTCCAGGTCTTCAAAGACCTCCGGATATAGTTTCTTTTTCATTTGAGTACGTATGCTCTGTCCTTTACGACCAGAACCTCCAGCGCCCAACCCTGCAAAACAATGTAGGGCTGCCTGGAGTTCCATTTGGTTTCTACTTCGGCATAACAAGTTATGTCCTTTACGGGTATACACTGACCTTTCCAATGAACGGTCATCATCTTTTTCTGTTTGTTGTAGTGCATGAAGAACCTTTTCCTCTTCTTTTCTTTTTCAAGAATAGGAGGTTCTGACACTGTTTTTACGAGCATTATAATATTTTCTCTAGTATTGGAGTTACCTCGTCCGGGTGCATGTCTCCGAAGTCGTTGTACTGTTCGGGCGGTCGTACCACTTCGAGCGGTATTCCCATTACACTAAGAAGAGAAGAGGTCTTTTGAGCCAGACCTTCACTGGCCTCGTCGTTCTGCATTGCAAGTACGACGCGGTCGAATCCATTACACCACTTGGCCTGGTCGTAATGCAGGAACTTCCCCATTACGGCACAAAACGGAGGGCCAAGCCTGGCCGCATCGAGAGGGCCCTCGGTGAGACCGATTACCCTGTCCTTGCGGTCATTGTTGAAATCCACGGCTGCATCATAACCCATTATAAACGAGTTTTTCTTGGCACCATGGGCCAGAACGTATTTGGCTGGGTCCCACTTCTCCACGGAAGGATCTATCGTGACCCATCCGCTGGGTGTCTTTGATTCCATGGGTATCCACTGATCAACGTAGGGATGGTAATAGTACTTTACGTCTCTTTCCACGAACTCGAGTATCCTGGCCTGCCATCCTTTCCGGACTCCGTTTATGTAGGCGTAGAATATAAGGCGTCCCTGGGGGGTGGCTTTGAACCCGCCTCCCAACCTCCTGTAGAATATATCCTCCCTCTCCTCATAACAATAAGCAGCGGCAAATTGCCTCTCAAGCTGCTGAGGATCGAAGTTTCTCGATTTCACGTATTGGATGACGGGATGAGTACTCGTAAGCTGGGTGATGGGTATTATCTTTCCAGGAGACTTGGGCACCATGTTGCCAAAACCGTCTTCTTCCAGATATTGCTCGTCGGACTTTATCGTGATCATGTGAGACACGTCTTTGAATCCCCTCTTTTCAAGGTTCTTCATAGACAATAAGTCAGACATGGAATAAGGCCTGTCCGTCTTCATGCACAATGCGCATACGTCGTTGGCTTCGCGATCACGCAAATACTTGTCGACGTTTATAGCCAAGTGCATCTTCCACAACTCGTCGTCACCGTACTGTTGCAGACAAACCGGCGAAGCTATGTAGAAGTGTACTCCGCTGGCTTCTCTCGCCACTCTCACGTTACCATGCCTGACCGACAACATCTGCGCCAGTATGAGCGCCTCTTCGTCCAGGTCTCCCTCTTCCGCAGAAGTATACTTTATCGTCGGGGTCGGCACCATCTACCCCCGCTTTTTATGGAAGACTTGCCTTTCTCGTGAGACAGTCGGGAAACTATATGTCTTTTGTCGTCCCTTGATTTGATATCTCTTTCCTTGGTTTTGATTTTTTCGTTACATTCCGTAACAGCGGTATCGTTAACTTTCATTGTCATAATTTTCCAATTCTTTCGTTTTTATCAGAGCTTCGTCAAATATCTTGGACAAAGCTTGTTTCGATTTACACACATATTCATTCAGATCCAAACCTACCGACGCATAGTCGAGACTGGGGCAGTACTTACCAAGCATCTTAGCCAACTCCGGATTACCTACGCATTCACCTTTCACGACGTACAAGAGTTTTCTTACACCGTCAACACTCATATCGGAAAACACTTCCATGTTGCATATGCAGTGCAGTCTGGCGAACCCAGGATAAGCTACTTGATCTATCAAATGATTGGCTAAGAAATCTTTGAATATAGCAATCGGATCTACGTCATTGGAGAGCTGGGTAGTCACAAACACTTTTACGCTTTTACATGCCAGTAGATAATCTTCTTCTGACATGCTGTTAGACTTTAACTGAAACAGCTTATCCTCGCACTCTGATTCCAGATCAGATTTTTTAGCAAGTTTAATTTCGGTGTTTAATTTATGATTTCCTTTTATGTTATACGCGTGCCCTGTAGGGCCCGCAAAACTGCCTTCGTGTGCCCTAGAGGGCAAACGGGAATTATCTTCGTGTGCCCTGGAGGGCACACTGGAATCTTCTGTCTTGGAAGACATAATAAGAATATCTTCACTACCCATCTCTCTCATGTGAGGTAGAAAGACTTCCGTTATTTTATTTTTGTTCAAGTCGAAATGAGTCTTCCTGCCATTCCTGGATCGCTTTATGAACTTATAGTCCTTTTCCAGAGATTCAGTAGCTCTTCGTACTTGCTTCAAAGACAGACCAGTCTGCTCAGCCAATATCTTATTACTTAGAAAAGGCAGGCTTCCTCCATACTTTTTCTTACCCGTCTTACCCGGTGCGTGCCAGTAAACAATTTTACTGAACACATGACACAGGACCAGATCCGTATGCCCTTTGATCATGAATATCTTTTTATATATTTCCGGTATCCAGTCCCCTCTCCCCGAAGCATATGACAGCGAGGAAGAGAACACCAAGTTTTCTTTAGACATTAAGCCTACCTAGCCAGGTGATGAGAACTGTCTGCAACTACTGCAGCTCTTGCAGCAGCTTGCAAATGAGGTTCTATAAACCTTTGATATCGGAAATCTCTAACAATTTGAAACCTGCCGTTAGGGCCTTTTCTAGCCTTATCCACATTAAAATACTGTAGTTCGTTATAGCTAGTCGCAGAGTCCGAATCTTCGGACGACCTTAACGCACTTATATAAACGGCATTGGATGCATTATCCGCCATAGCCGTACATTCGGCCAGCATGGTTGAGTTACAGTATTTCTTGCCTGCACACAATCTTTTGTTTAACTGTGCAAACAAAACTACTATCCAGTTATGTCTTTTAGCCAAGTCGTGCAGTGTGTTCGCGGCATCTAAGTAAACCTCTCTAAGAGTATCTCTGGTTCGAGACAAAGCTCCTCCTACCCAGTCGAATATAACACAGTCAAAATCGAAAGATTCTTTTAGCTTAAGGAGTTCTCTTTCGAGATCGTCTTCCGCAGTTTTACCAGACGCGCTGGACCAGTCTAAGAACTTAAGAGTTTCTGCAAACGTGTTCCTGGTAGCGGCTACGTTGATCATGTAGTCCGGTACATTAGTGACTGCAGGTGGCAGTATGCATCCTTCTCCCATTTCCTCAAACTTGTCCATAGGTATGGAGCACCTGTTGGAGAATATACGTGGCAGTATTTCGTAAGGCTTCTGTTCAGTGGTGACGAACACCGTTTTTCTACCGGCCTGACAAAAATCCATTGCAAGCATAGCTGCCATTACAGTTTTGCCTCCTCCAGTAGCTCCTGCTATCAGAGTTGACTCTCCCATACGAAACCCTCCACCCATGGCTACGTTAAGTTTACCTATGCTGGATACGGCATTAGCTATGTTGTTGCCTTTGTCGTGCATCATAGCCTGGTCAAAACTAACTACACTGGAGTCTTCGTCTTCCGGAGCTATGTTCTCTACGTTAGCTATCATAGACTTTATGTCTGTGATAGAAACATCGCTTTCGTTATTAGTTACATATTTTACGATGTCTTCGGACAGAGATACATCGAACCAAGTTTTAAACGGCGCTCCATCTATAGTAGATACCGTAGTATCCGTGGCACGCTCATAAAGGTGATCAAGATGCTGCGCTATCGTAGCTACTTCTGCCGGCAGTAACCGACCTTGATCCCGGGCATTTGTGATATAGTCGTCAATCCACGTTCGAGGTACTAGGTCTGTATCTGAGTTTGCTTCTCGGAACGTCATGATCCCATCAAACACAACACGGTTCTTGTTCTGAGAAAGCTTATGCCTTCCTCTTAGAGCCATATTATATTCTATAATCGATGGGGCATAGTTCTGAGTGAACTCTTTACTAGCTATAAAACAGGCGATTACCTGATCCTCAAAGAACTCCGGATTCGACTTAACCAGATCTTCGAATCTATTCATATAATTTATCCATATTGAGTCCAAGCCTTTCCAAAGCTTTTCCGAGACTCGGGTTCCTGCTTACTTGATATAGTACTTGCTTCCTGTACTTATGCCGTACCATGAAAGCATCCGGCATAAGAAAGAATCTCGCATACGCTGGGGCAGGAGTTATCTCCATGCACAGCGTATCTTCTATAGGCACTCCCCGGTACATAAATGCACTGTAAGCCATTTGAGATAACGTATTTATATCAGAACGTACCTGACTTTCGAAAGGCGATAGGTTTTCTTCGACACACGTTTCGCCAGTATCTTTGTCTCCAGCGTAGTTGGCGTACCACCTATTCATAGCTCCGCTCCCTAAATGTTTAGGGAACGGTCCTTTCGAATTTTTAGCGTTTATTAAACAGAACTCGAAAGCTGACCTAACAAAACTGTAAGGATCAGCATCGAGTTCCATGCACTTTAATGCAGCCTTCTCCCAAACTTCGTCAGTATCGTGAGAAGGGTGAGGCCTGTAAGGCTTTTTTAACTGCTCTCTTTTCTCCCTCTGAAAGAGGGTTCTTATTTCTTGTGCAAGTTTTTTTCTGTCATTCGACTCATCGCGCATTATTCCAGATTTAAGTCATTTATTGATTCCAGGATCTCTACTTCGTATCCCAGTGATTTGTAAACTTTGAGACGAGCTTTACAGTCGTTGACTACAAAAGACCACATCATATTTTCTCCACTAGTATTTTGTTGCCAGCTAGTATGGTCGAAAACGGGTTCGAACATAAAGTCAACCAAGTGTCCCATGGCCTTGCCTTCACGTACTTGAGCTAGACGACCGGGCTTCTGGACACTACTTATGGATCCACTACCACCTGCTGCGTTTATCATTACACGCAGGTCTGGGAATGTTACTCCTTGTGCGTAAATACTGGTGGCGACACATCTTTTGATCTCATTATTAGCCATTTTTTCAAACAGCTCTTTCCTCTCCTTTACCTTTAACCTACTAGCTATGGCTACTTCGCAATCCTCTACGGTTTGCGACATCGTGTCTGCTTGCTTCTTCTGGTCTATGAATACGAGAGTTTGCCAGTCCTGAGGTATTTTGTTCTTAGCTATTTCTCTTACCAAACTAAAGACTTGATCGTTCTTGTAAACCAATCTCTTGTAAGCGGTAGCTCGGTCTCGGCATATGAAAGGCTCAAAAGGTACTTTGACAAAAGAAACTTTTATCGGACAGATAGCTCCCTCTTCCACGGCCTCAGAAAAAGTTCTTTCAGAGTGTATAGGTCCTATAAGTCCCGTTATCAATTTATCGGCGCCGTCGTACCTGCCTTTAAGAGTGGCTCCGTAACCATATATTCTGGCGTTTTTAAATCCAGCAAGCAACGGAGCCCTTGACTCGGACACAGCTGCATGAGGCTCGTCTATAAGAAGTAAGTGTACGTTCTCTGGATTCACTTTAGATAACGAATCGAAAGAGCATACAGTTATATCTTCCGAAGGTACTCTGTTTCTACTGCCAGTGAAGATACCTTTTATCTCTCTTTCGGGCATCCATGATTTAAGTTCTTCTACTAGTTGTCCCAGCAGGTCCACGCCTGGAGCAGCCAAAACAGTTCTGACTCTGGGAAAAGTCCTCATGGTGTTAACCATCATTACCGTTTTGCCGTACCTAGTCGGAGCTTTCAATATGCCCGACTCGCCCTTATCCAGAAGCCCGTTAAATAAACTTTCCTGATCATTTCTGAAGCCGTGCGCCAAACTCATTCTAGGTTCGGGCATGATTCTTCTGCAATCGTAGAACTCGACAGGTTTGTTGTGTTTGCATGCTAGCCTCAACACATCGTTTTTAAATCCCTGAAATGTCATTATAGTTCTGTTATCAGGACCCTCATAAAGAACTTCGAAAACTGGCTGACTGTACCTTTTTGTCTCTCTTCTCATTCTAGAGCTGTTCCACTCTAGAGATTTCTTACTCATTGTAAGAAATTTTTCTAACTCTTCAAAAGAGTCTACGACAACTAAATTGCCGCTGTACCAATATATTTTCATTTATAGTCATCTTTATTTAAAACTTTTAATTCTAACACATCGAATCTACCGCATTGAAATTTCTTACCGAATTGCGATATTCCGAAAAATTTACCAAAAACCGTGAGAGATTTTTTTAAGTTATCGAGCGTCATGTCCTCTCCTACTCTCTCATCCATAAACATATATATGTCTAAAATACTAGGAGCCGGTATCCCTTCGAACATCTCAACATTGACCTTATTATAAGTTCTTCTGAGAGTGCAGGTTTTTTCTGCATAAAATCCTTCTTCGAATTTTATACATTTCATGTTGGCTTCTATTCCAAGGCTTTTTGCAGCTTCAGACAAATCGGATCTCCATTCATTCTCGTCTATGGAGATCCGATTGTCCGGAGTTCTCTTAAGAGTGCGTCTACCAGCTTGCCTTGGGCCACTTCCTAAGAAGTTAGTCCTAAGTTTTATAGTAGCGCACATGTACATCTATAGAGTAAGTGTCTTGTTAAACGAACCTTCTAGTATCGGATTATGATCGCATACCCATACTTGGTGTTCCGCAGTATTCAATATCTCCTGCAACTTTTGAAACAAAGAGCACAGTCTGTCAACACCTTCTTCGTCCAGATGAGTCGAAGGCTCGTCAAAAGTTTGAAATCCTACTTCTGTAACCAAGTCTTGCTGTACCGCTAGTAAAAAAGCTATACATAACCTTACTTTCTGCCCCCCTGACATTTTGCTCATGGGAAGTCTGACCTGTGCAGTCCCGTCAAATCTTTCAAATACGAAAGACAAGAAAGCATCACTACTCACGTCTACTGTGAAGTCCGAATTAAGTATGGCTAGATTCTCCGCAGTTATTTTAGCGAGTCTGTGAAACTTCTTATCTATATAAGATCTAGGCAGGCCCTTCTTAGATAGTAACTCTTTAAGGTATTTAAGCTCTTCTACAATTAGTAACTTACTTTCGTTCTCTTTAATACTCGCGTCTACTTTAGATAGCCTGGAAGATATGTTACTAAGTGCTTCTTCAGCCTGCACTAATCTCCCTTTCTCTACATCCCTTCTCTCTGACATTTCTTCCAGCTTAAGTTTTATAGAAGCCAACCCTTCTTCGGTACCCAGACCGATTTTCTTCAGCCCGTCTTCTAATTCTCTTTTAATGGTACTCTCGGCTTGTTGAGCTACTTCTAGAGTAGTCTCTCCTTCTGCAATCTTCTGCTCTTCGCCAGTGCATATAGTTGAAGACCTGGTAGCAGTTAAGAAGTCTGCCTCTAGAGTCTTGATCTTATCAGTTGTTTCTGACAATACTATGTTCTTAGCCTCTAGGTCCACAGCTATTTCTGATATAAGCTTTGAGTTCTCTTCTGAACCTTCTCCTTTATCATCTTTAAGTGCATTGTAAGTGCTCTCCATTTCGTGCTTTCTGGCTTCCTCCGCCACGATCTGAGATTTAAGGTCAGCTATCTTACTATCCCTAAGTTTTGTATTGAACGAAGCCTGCTCAAGCTTAGCCTCAAGATCGAGCTTTTCTTCAGCCTTCATCCTTATCAACGCAGATAACTCTTCAAGTTTTTCTTGAGATGGAGGTTCTTTTATTTCCTGCCTGCATGTGGGACATACGGCCCTATCTAAATTCGAACGCATATGGTCCGATTGTACAGAATACCAGTCTCCTAGTTGTTTAAGTTCGAAAGATATTGTATTGACGCTTCTACTGAGCAACTCGACTTCGTCCTCCTTAAGGTAATCCTTTTCAGAACTAGCTTCTATCTCCTCTTTAATACTTTGTATTATATCCGAGCATTCCTCCATCTGTCCGGGCAGGCTCTCTACTATATCCATCTTCTTCTTTTGATCGTTAGCTGCATTTAAGGAACTCACCAATATTTGGCGAGTCTCTATGAGCCTCTTCTGCTTGTCCTGAAGTCTGGAAAGCTCTGTATGCAATGCATCTACAGAAGCCGCATCATGAGATGCCAATACTGTGTTTAACTTTTCCTTATGCTCGTTAATTCTGTTGGTGGCGCTAAGCTTTACCCTCCTGAGTTCTTCACAAGTCATAATGACGTTTGTCAGCTTGTTCAAGAGTTCAAAAGAACTGCTTGGGTCAGGAAGACTATCTAAGAATTTACTCCTATCTTCCATTCTTTCCATTTCCTCGGATTTCTGTTGTAACAGCTCGTCTTTTATAGATGTAAGATCATCCATGCCTGCAGTCATAGCTTTAATCTTCAAGTCTACGGAACTGCAGAACTTTTCTAGAAATGACAAATTAACCAGCTTTATAAAAAGCTGCTCTCTATTACTCTCAGTACCGAACAGCAGTTCGTTTAAGCTTCCTTGCTTTAAGAAACACGCATTAGAAAACGCCTTTTTATCAACGCCTAGTATTTCGGATAAGCGGTTCTCAACATCTTTAACTGATGTGAATTTTTCTCCAGACCAGGTAAGTTCTCTTCTAGGAGATTTTCCTACATCTCTTTTAAGAATTCCAATTTCTCCGTCCTTCTCGAACTCAACCCTGACATAGCCTTTTTCCTGACCAGCCGTTACAGCACTCTCTATAGTGCCGTCTAAATCTCCAGTATATGCATAGCGTAGGGCGTTAAGTATTGTAGACTTGCCTGAACCATTCCTACCTATGAGTCCTATAACAGGCTCTGACCCTGCAGAGAAGTTCAGGCTCCTGTGTATACCGAAGTTTTTTAACTCAATTTCTTTTATCAACATAACCTGACATTATTTTATAGTTCTCTTATTCGCTTGTCTACAAACTCATCTATAAGGCTCACTACATCAGCCCCTGGGTTAGTAAGTTGCGAAGCTAGTTGAAACACCGGATGTTTGCCATCTACCATTTCCTGAAGTACTTCTACCAGACATACGTCGTCAGATGCTTCTTCAGAAAATGTTATTTCTTTTCCGTTATACTCCATAATAGGCTTGGGCCTGATTATGCATCCAGAATCTCTGGTTGCAGATCTGACCCTGCTTATCAAATTTTCGATGGCAGTATTGAATTTAAGGAAAACCAGAGACCCGGGAGACTTGTTCATTTCGTCTACCGATTTTTCTATATCCGACTCTTTTCGTAATTCATGTCTAAGTACTTTTCGAGTGGATATACTTTGTCTGGAAATATCCTTACTTTCCGTATCTATTCTGTAGACGTATTTTTCTGCGCTCTCTCCTTCACTCATAAGCTCGGAAGACCCAGGAGAAAAAACTCTGTGACCTCCTTCGCATGTAAAGTCAGAAGTAACGTGTATATCGCCAACTATCACCATTAAAGGATCAACTATATTTTCAAAGTCGCTGCAATCGAATATCTTGTCATTAGGGAAATTAGCGAACTCCGAAAATTGCTGGTGCATAAGTAATAGGTCCGTACCCTCGGGAACGTAAGCACCTTTCTGAAACCCTTCTCTAGTGGTGAAGGAATTAGCGAATACTTTGTACCCATTCAGGTCGTAGCTCTCGTTGTCCAGAAATACGAAACCCTTGTCTCTATCTTTACTGGATATGTTTGCTATCCAGTGCGGGTTAGACTTATCATGGTTACCCTCGCTTACTAAGCACGGCAAGTTGTTGTCGTATAAGAAATGCTGGCATTTCCTTAAAAACCCTATGCTAGATGAAGTAGGTCTAACGCTATGAAGCAAATCGCCGCTTACAGTTACTGCAGCGGCGTTTTCTTTTACACCAGTTTCCAGTATTCTCCAGAAACTGTTTTCTATATCTCGTTCTCGTTGCTTCAGACCATATTGTTTAAAACCTATATGGTTGTCGGCGGTTGCTATTATTATCAATTTTTTTAATCTCCAGAGGCCTTTTCACTTATTTGCATTACCTCCTGTTCTGGCTCTACCTCATTCACAGCCAATTCTTCCTTTATTAAGTTATTAATTAAACACACTACGTCAGTTTGAAACTGACCCACTGCCATATCTTTTAGATGCGATATGAAAAGTCTCTCAGAATTTTTAAGGTGCGTAGACTTGAGCAGCATGGGTAGTACATTATCGTACGACACCTTTGCCAGTTTCTTTCGGCTCCCTTCTTTAGGATGGTCAGTGACCAGCTCAAGAGAAACTTTAAGGCGGACATTTCCGCCATCAGGTATACCCATATCTTTTCTTAAACCCATAACTGTACAGCATATAAAGGGCCAAAGAGGATTCAGTCAATTACCAATTCACGCATCCTTATCCACTTTAAAGATAGTCTTTTCTTATAGACTCTAAAATTCTGCCACTCGATAGCCCCCATCCTGCTCTTACTACAATGGTTTGGGTAACGCCTTCCCTTGCCTCTGCCTAAGTCCGGCCTTATCGTATCTCTAACATGAGGAGGGTGTTCGTCCCATGCGAAGCTACCGTCGTTCTCCCTGTCAGACATTTCGAAAGGTCTAGGAAAATCATTAACCCTGCTGCGCCTTAAATAAAGCACGGGAGACCTATTTAATTTTCCGAATTTTATTGCTTCGGAGGACCCTGAAGAGTAAGAAAGTGTATCGTCGCTCATAATGTATTTTGATTTAGAACATACCGTACGCACTGACGGACAGTTTAGAGATAAGCTTATAAGGTTAACTAGAGAATTTCAACACCTATCAGAGCGAGCTGAGAAAAGCCCCAAGTATTTTGAAAGCGCCCAGGACACCCTGAAGTTACTGTTACGTCATTGTAAATACAACCCCTCATTCTTGTTATCGTACTATTATCCAGCCTACCCCAAGAATGACCCTATGACTTTGTCTAACTTCCCTTATGCGTTTCATTTAATGGCGCTTAATGTAGGGGGGTACATGGTGGTAAGAGGGAGTAGGCAGATAGCCAAATCTACTACTATGGCAGCCAGGCAAAGAATGTTTGCTCACATAATACCAAAGTTTTCTAGCTTGTATATAGCTCCCAAAAGCGAACAAATGAAAACTTATGCAAATAAGCTCAAAGAGCTAGAGCAGGCTTTTCGAATGCCCGTACAGAGCTACAAGTTCAGACAGAATCTTTATTTAAAAGAGTACCCTAATGGATCGCGTGTCGAGTTATTTAACGTAGACACTCAGGTATCTAACATTCGTGGTAAATCTGCGGATGAGCTGCTCTTTGACGAGTATCAGAATTTTGATCCTACATTCGAGCCCGAAGTTTCTGAAATTCAAAGTGCCTCTTCCAATCCCGTGACTTTCTACGCAGGCACATCTCTCACTACTGATACTGCGCTAGAAGAGAAGTATTCCAGCTCGTCTCAAGGAGTCTGGGTCATGCGGTGTGACTCTTGCAATCATGACAACATACCCACTCCTGAGCACGGTGTTATGGACATGATACAGATAAAGGGAGTGTCCTGTGCCAAGTGCGGTGCTTTACTTGACGTCAAGAAAGGTCACTTTGAACACTTGGACCAGCACAAATTCAAGCTTGGGCAGATAGGTTTCCATATACCTCAGTTGATCGTACCTGCTGTGGTTAACAACAGAATTCGGTGGGAGGAAATATATAGAAAGAAAATCGAGCAAGATCCTCGTAAATTTTTTCAAGAAAACTTAGGTATACCCACTCAAGAAGGAGAGAGAGAAATTACAGAAGGAGATCTTAGGCGTATATGCATACTAGGGTCAGAATCCGAGCCATATGAGTCTAAAGCGCAAGAAGGTCGATACATGGGAGTGTTTTCAGGATGCGACTGGGGAGGTTCAGACTATGACACTTCTAACAAGACCAAGCTATCTTACACAGTACATGTAATCCTAGGACTTAACCATGACTACTCCTTCGAGTTAATACATTTGAAGCGCTATGAGGGTATGTCGTATCCAGTCATAGCGGATGACATAATACACCATCACAATAAGTACAACGGCATGGCGTTAGGCGCTGACTACGGAGTAGGATACGCCTACAATATGCTTTTGCGTGAAAGGATGGCTCCAGAAAATAACCTTATATTCAAATACGGAGGACCCAATACAGATATCCTTAAGGAGAGTCCTAATTTGTTTAATATGTACAATCTGAATCGCACGGAGTCCATAACAGCTTTATACTACGCTATCAGACAATCCCGGATACGAACTTATGACTGGGAATTTTACCATAACGGAGAAAAGATATCTTCTTACTTGTCAGACTTTCTTAACATGATACGTGTACCTTCTGAAACTCCGGGTGGTTCTACTGGGTTCTTATACAGAAAGCACGGGGCAAAGTCTGACGACATACTGCATGCGGTCAATTTTGCATACATAGTCGGACGTGTGTTTCTTCAGGAAAACATAGTCCAGGACAAAGGATTGCTTGAAAGGATGAAGCGTTCCATAACTACTGGACATATGGGAGGCACATCTATACACGGAATACCTGAAGCTTTTTCTATGTGACGCACTGATAGCGAAAAAAGGGGGAGTTGCCGGCGGTTTTTATTGCCGCCGACAACTCCCTTTTGTTCAGTCTAGTTTGTGTCTAATTAAAGACAAAACAAGCCGTACTCAAAATTAGACATACTGTCCAGATTTTTTTTCTTAATCAGACTTCTTCGCAGCTTTCTTGGCAGCTTTCTTGGCAGCTTGCCTTGCAGCTTGCTTTACGGCCTGCTCCGCAATGAAGTCGTCGAGTTCTTCGATCTTGGTCGGTACGAACGGCCGGATCTCGTGAGCGTGTCCTTGATGGATGATCGGGTAAGGACGAGGAGGTTCTTCTCCTACGTAGTACCGGAACATTACCTCGTGCAAATGAGCCAAGAAAATCTTGACTGCATAACGCTGAGCCCTGGCCTGTATGTGAGCAGGGGGAAGGCGACCCTCCGAGTAGTGCTTATGGGCATGAGTGGTAGCACCTACAGTACCTGCCAAGTCTTTGGCAATGTCAGCATAATCTCCGTTCTCGTTCTTCCGGGTCTCCATTTCCTTGCGCTCCTTATAGATAGTACCGTAGGAACGCTCCCCTAGTTTATCCACTGAGTTACAGGTGTTCTTGAAGCTCACGCCAACTTTCCAGCAGAGCTTCTTGAATTCTGCGTTGAAGGGCCGCTTCACAATGGTGTTATAGAGATCCTTGGCTTTGACCACTTCTGCGTTCTTCAAGCCGAATAAGATCCTGGAATCTCCTCCAAGGTCTTCTACGATCTGAAGCATGGTTTCTCTCGGAACCTTCTTTAACGAGCCCGGGTCAAACCCATGTCTCTTCAGGGCCGTTTGACCCTGTTTAGCAGAGATCCACTTACGAGTGGGATCCCAGCCTGCGAAGCTCCAGATATGTCCGGCAGTCGGGCAAACAACCTGCCCGTTGTCTCCGATAATCCTAATGTGAGCCAGGAGTCCGGCCGACAGAACGGGACCAACCCCGACGTTTGCCGTACACCACTTCAGTACGGGATGGACCGTGCAGTAGTGATCCATGATGCTGTGGACGAATTTCTCGCAGCTGCTCGAGAGCTTGGAGAATCCGGTCACGCAGAGGTTACCCTGAGCTTCCTCGCTCAAGTGCTTCTTCTGCTGGTCGAAGGCCATGCGAGCCTTCTGGAACCGGTAGTACATCGCTACCAAGAACCTGGTTGAATCCAGGTCCAGCTCCTCTGCTGCCTTTTTGACATCTTCGTTAACGAGCTTCGGCATACTGATCTTCTCACAGATCTGTACAGCCTGGCCGTTACCGGACATCTGAGAAAGAGCTTCGACAGCTCTTGTCACAACGTCGACATCGACGTCGTGCAGCTCTTCCTCCAGAGTCATACGAACCTCACGCATATACCAAGGCTCGTCTTCGAGGCCATACCTGACCTCGTCCGCAGTTTCATCCATTACTGTTTCGTCCGCATCTGCAGTTGCGAACATTTCTTCTCCTTCTTCTTCCATATCAGTTACCCTTTCCTTATTTTGGGTTCTTGTTGAATCAGCCGTTCAAAGACGACTTAGCGAAATAGTCCCCTGTCCAGATTAAATACTGGAATCTCCTCCCGTGCACTGGAGGGCTTTAACTAGTTTTAAGCTACAGGGGGGAAAGTTTTGGGGGCGCTACTCCCCATTAAGCAGTTAAGCCAACGGGGGTAATGACCCAGTTGACTCGAACTTGAGGAAACGTATAGCACACATTTCCACAGTTTTTCTCGGATCTTCCTGATCCAAGAATGCCTGAAGCACCAACATGGTATCGGTAGCTTCTTTGAGAAGGAGTTCGGAATCCTCCCTCTCAAGTGCTTCCATCATATCTTTCAAGTGCTCTTTAAGAGCAACTTTGATATGAGGAAGTTGACGCCATTTCGGAGATAGATCCGAAAGGCGAGTGACGTCTGTTCCTTCATTCATAAATCTTCCTTTCTTATTATAGGTTTGATTGAAGTGGTGGAGGTGCCGGGAGTCGAACCCGGGTCTTAACGTCTTGCCTGCCAATCCAGGTCTTACCAGCATATCTACTTTAGAGTTTAAACTTCGAATCTAAGTAGCAAAAGATTTTCAGTCGATCGTTTCCGTTTTATTTTAGACCCTGTCCGGAATTGCAAGCTTGTCAGGGCTGGTTGGAGCCTAAGGAAATCGCCCCAGCTTTATAGACTCCTCTGGTGCGCGATTTGTTGCCTTCGATCAGGCAGCCTTGGCCAAAGCCAAGGGAGCGTCGAAAACAACAACCTTATCGTCGTGAGACTCGCCAGGTCATAGCGTAAGTACATTGTTAAGGAGGCCAAGTACTCATCCCCCGCTGGTGTTTTGGCAGGAACTAGATCGTCAATCGAATCCATGTCACCCCCATAAAAAGAACGATTAGGTACAAATCCTAATCAAGTATATATAGCACAATCAAGACTATTATTGCTAGTCTACTTCAGGCAGTGCAAAGTCGTCTACGCCTATTGCTGCCAGCTGCTCTTCCAGTTCTTTTCTAAGCGCCCTCACGGCCCTTTGATGGTATGAGGAATGCATGGCCTCATCTAAGGTGTCTACATCCTCTCCTTCGTCGTCTATCTCTTTATTTATTAGAGCTGCAACTGCAGGTGCAAATTCAGTACCCTCATGATTAAGCTCTACCTCATATATAGACCATAGAACTTCAGGTATAGTAACATTATCGAAACCATCGAACCCCGGATCTCCTTCCAACAATGTGTTGGCTATTGCACGAAATGCTACCGGGTCCTCGAAGAAAGCGGCAGTAGTAGTTGCTAAAAGTATGGCCTGTAATTTCTCAGCGACATCTTCAGACATTTCTACTTTATACTCGTCTTCTAAATTCATGAATAACTCCAGAGGATCCATATCATATATGTCGTCTCCGAAAGTACCTAGAGCTATAACATGCGCAGTAGTACCGTATGTAGCATCATCGGATAATGCTTTAAAAACTTCTTTTCGGTCCAACTTCACAAGTCTTCGTTTTCAGACCACCAGTTCAGTAGGTCGTTATCCGGAGGGAAACATATCATGACCTCTCCGTTTATGACCGTAAGGGCGTCTTCCGTGGCCACCAGCATCTCTTCCTTCACAAGGTCACTCTCCATCTGCCAACGAGTGTATAAAGAAATTAACTCGTTTGTAAATTTTGTAAGAGGATCCTCGTCTTTATTCAGTTCCATTGTCCAGACTGACCTGGCCTGTTATTCCAAGCGTGCTGTGCATTCGGAGGCAAAGCAGGCCCTTCTGGACCGTGGCTTGGAACTCCTGCTTGTGCGCCTGGTAAAGGCCCTATGCCCGTCGGAGACTGTTTCCCCACGACAGGGTTTCCAGGAAGGCCGCCAAACATCTGACCGTCAGCAGGTCGAACAGACCAGCTACCGTCAGGAGACTGGATCATTCGAGGCTCGTTGGCAGGTGGTTTTGGATTAGCAAAAGGATCTTGGCTGGGTAGCTTCCCTCCATGAATGCCTATCGGTCCTGCATTAGGACTTCCTCCTTTGCTGGCCCAAATTTGCCCAGGATTAGATTGCCCCGTACTAGGACTTCTTCCTTGACTGGACCAAGTACCACCAGCGGGTGGTCTTGTAGCAGTAGGTGCTTGAGATGCACTTCCTCGTCGAGGTGCTTGGGTCACTTGAGGTGCTTGAGGTGCTCCAGAAGGTACTCCTGCGTGTGCTCCTGCTGTAGTTCCTACTCCATGAGGAGAAGACATTTTCATGTAGTTGTCGAACTGCCATCCGGAATTAGCGAACTGAGGATCTAGCTTCTGCATGTGTGCCCTCACGTCCGCATTGCTCATGGGCTGCCCTTTATTCGGACCGCTCTTATAATTAAACCAATTCCCGTCTGCCGTAGCAATTTTTACGAAGGCATATAACGCTTTATTCTTAAATTTACTCACTTATTATTTCTCCTAATAATCTTTTTTGAGTTTCTTTTGGAAACTGCACTAATTTTTCAGAAGCACTTATGCCACCTTCGTCCGAAGCAGCCTTTACTGTCTGCATAAGCAACTCTGCCTCTTCTGCTGTAAAATTCTTTTCTATCTTCTCCTGGGCAAGTTTGGTAAACTCTTCAATTGGTACTGGGGCGTCTGAAACTAGCACGTAAGCGTTAGCCTGTTTTTTTACAGAGTCTACAGACGGTCCAGAATAAAATGCTTCGTAAGGATTCAGCATGTCTTTGTCGTACTCGACTGAATTCATTCTGTCCATATCTACGAACAGGTTAACATAGTCTTCTGCGTTCTCTACGTCTATAGATGCGGATTTAACTATCTCTTCATACACTTCTCCAGCAGCTTCTCCAAGCCGCTCTTTGCGTTGCTTAGCAGCTATTGATGCGGCCTTCACACTTACCTCTCCGTTCCATCCTGTTTTAAGAACACGTGGTGGAAGCTTGTCTTCTTTCACTCCCATAAAGCTTGCGGCCTTGACTATATTCAAAGAGGCGTGTCTAAAGGCTTCTATTGGCATATGGTCGAAGTCATCGTTGAGGTCTCTTGAAGATTTCTCCAGAGTAAAAGAGTCTGTAATGGGGTAATAATACCTCACACCCTCTTCATCCCCATAGTTTACGGAAAGTGCAAAGTTTTTCGAAATCTCTTCTTCCGAAGCAGACTTGGCGGTAAATGCAGATTCGACTTCTTCCAAGTCTGCCTGTATCCCATATTTGTCACCGGCTTTCTTTATCTTGCTTTCGATCTCGTTATTTACTATTGATGCTGATTTGAAATAAGCATAACTTAAAAACGTATTGGACTTACTATTTATAGGGAACTCTCGCGACAACACATCGGCAAATGCAGATGAGTCTAAGTCTTCTAGGCTCTCATCGGCCTGCTTAACATATTCGGGAAACCCGTCTAATATGGTCTCCGCACTCTTTATCAGTTTTGGATTGTTGTCTTTTATGAAGTCCATTGTTTAAAAATTTTTGATTATATGCAGGATAAAGTCAACCTACTTCTAAATCTTGTCACCCCTTACAAATTGTGTCAAGACCTCGGAATAGAGATATTTCTATCCCCTAGCTGCGCAACCATACGCAACCCTCGATCCGACAAAGATTTTCTAAGTATAACTGAGATCGATTTCATATCCCAATATTATAGCGAAGAGTGGTTCCGTGGCAACATAATTGACTTCCTATGTTATAAAGAAAATATAAGCTATCAAGAAGCCGTGGATTTTGTCATGGAGCGGTATCTTTTGAGTTCCGGCGACTCTTTTTACAAGTCAATCGCTTGGAATCGCATAACCATAGCGAACTATATAGAACACAATCATAAATTGATCGAGAGTTTACGCAGTATGTCCCTATCTATGGCCTCAAGCGGCAAACTGGCACAGGCTAGAGAGTTCATCTCGTCCAAAGGATTGCCTATGGCGCATGCCAAGAATATATTGTGTGCTGGGTCTGGTTCCGAGATATTGAAATGCCTCAAAGAATCTCTTTACATGACTATGAAATCTAAAGAGGCCGACAAGTTTCATAAGCTGGATAATTATATACTTTTTCCCTACTACGCGAACCATCACACTGTAGCGTACATAGACGCGTTTCACGTAAACAGCGAATGGGTAAACAAAATACCGGTACACTCAGAATACAGAAAGAGTTATTTCGGATTAGACACTTACAAACCTGCAGACTCTTTCATGACACTCTGCAAGTCTATGTGGAACTCGATAGAATCCTATTCCAGAAATCTAACTCATTGTCCCGAGAGTCCAGGCTGTGTGCACGTAAGGAAAAATCCTGGATCTATACTGTCTGGAAAACTTAACAGATGTGTAATACACAAGGACAAGGACACGAGTATAGAAGAAATAGTTAACTCGCTTCAAGACTCCGAAGATTTGAGGATTTCTCTTTCCTCAGACTACACGCCCGCTGATTTTTCCAAGTATAAGCCTGCTAGAGATTTTATAAAAAAGAACTTTTTTCATTTCTTAAGGAGCGAGGTGTACGCTACTAAGAGAGTTGTTGAATATGCGGATAAGATTAAAGCAGACGCGCATTTACGTAGGGTTGTGTTTACCGAGCTCAAGAACATGGGTAG